GGCGAGCCCTGTAGGGCCCACGAGACATAAAACATCCAGAGATCGCGCACCCTCTGCTTTAGCTCGGGGGCTGCTCGGCGACCTGGGCCGCGCAACCAACCGAGAAGCTCCTCGGCGAAGATCTGAGGGTCATCCTCAACAGCGGGGATATGCTCGCCGCCTCGCTCCATGATATACGGAAGACTCGACGCAACCGACCGCTCAGTTGCCTCAACGTTGTACCCGCTCTGGGGTAGCCGGAGCTTCGCGTGACGCATAAACGACTTCATGTCCGGCACGCCTGTCGCCGGGTCTATGAACACGCCGGCATTGAGCAGGTCCATGGCCTGAGTCAAGCGAACAGCCGGGTTACGACTCAACCCGTCCTCCTGCTCAATCTGAACATCGAACCCTGGGGTTAATCGAATCTCGTCGAAGCTATACGTCTGCATCCCGTCCGGGCCTGCGGTCAGGAACTTTCTCTGCGGGTGATAGAAGAGCTGAACCAGCATGAGCGCACACCGATGCATCTCACGCCACTCACTATTGTTCCTCATAAGGATAGGCCCAACCTGCTGGTCAGCTTCCGCCTCAATGATCGCCATGGCTCTGCCGTTCGGGTCCGACATGCTGATGCCGGCTTCTTGGTCAGTAACCGCTGCCTGCTGCCGGATGTCGGCAGACAATTGCGCATTGCGTCGAAAGACATCCTGGGGAACGGGTGGTGGCGTTTCAAAGTAATTGCGCCCCGCTGCCGGGTTGTAGCTCACCACCTGGGCCGATGTTGCCGATAGCTCATCAGAGGTGATTCGGGAGCCAATCGCTTTGAAGAATTTGGGCCGGAGAAGAAGCTCCACATGCTCGCGGATCTGGGTCTCGATTTGATTAATCTCGCGCTGACGGTGCCACGCCTGGGCACAGAAGGGCTCTCTCCAGAACTCCCCGTCGTTCACATCAAAGCCGAAGTGAAAGAACGGCAAGCGGTTGAACTCGGAGTAGGGAGAGTCAACCATCCGGACAATCGTGTCGTTGATCATCCAGACGCAGCGACCCTTCGGATAGTCGTGAGTAGGCCCCTCGTGAAACTCGAAGATGTAGCAGTGATCATCAAGGCTGTCTGTTTCGCCATAGCTGCCGACGGAGCTGTACCGAATCTCGGCGGTTCTGTCCGCCGTAATACTGTCCTCGCTCCTGATAATGTCACCAAACTCTGGGAATCGCTGGCGAGCCACAGAGACAGGAACCACTTCCCGCAGGCAAACAACCTGCGCCTGCTGAATGCTTTCCGCGCCCGGATCAATGAAGACATCTCTCGGGTCTCTTACGTGGATACGAACATCCCCCTCATTCGCTGGAATAAGGGCGGGTGGGTCCATGTCGGGAGGAAGCGGGCCAAGCTGCTCCGGCTGGGGTGGTGGCATCGGTGGTGGTGGCGCACCTGTGGCGTAGGCCTCCTCTACAACAGAAACCTGCGCCATCTGCTGCTGCTGGAGAAGCATCATCTCCTGCTGGCGCTGCATCTCGCACTGAGGACACATGCCCCCCACGGACTCCTCCTCATAATCGAAGTAGTCACAGACGTTGCAGTACGAGATATCCTTGCCTGCCGTGCTGTCCCAGGACACCTGGATAAAAGAGTTACCCGCCCACGGAAGCTTGTTGTTGAGGTCCAGATACTTGATGTCCAGATCTTCCTTGCGACGAAGATACTGTAAGAACGCAGAGGCGGCGCGAGAGCCGTGCTGCTCCTCCAGGTCATCTGTGGCTGGAAGCACTACGCATGTCGGTATACTGCGCGTTAATTTACCAACAAGCGATCTAGCTGTTGGGCGTAACACGTTGTTTACACTACGCAATCTCTTGGAGTCCTCAGACGTAAGGCGAACAACCTCACCAGTGTCCCTGTGACGAACCACGAGCTGGTCGCCCTTCAAGTACAGGCGATAAAGCTCCCAGTCCCTCTCGTATGCCTGCCGAGATTCGTAAGACTTTACAAACCAGTCCCGCAGCTTCTTGGAGAGCTTCTCTAGATCTTCCGGCTGGTCATAGGATTCGGGCTCCGTATAGCCCTCAAGAATCCCGGCAAAGTCTGTACTCTCAGCGTCCTGCGGCATTACATGCCCCCTCTACCTCGGCCACCCTGGGCGTTTCTGTTTGCGAAAACCATCGAGTTAATCATTCGGTTCATGGCCTCAACGCGAGACACTTCCTTCTGCTCCCCGCGCATCTGCGCCGGGTCGAGCATCTCTGGGCCCATGCCCCCGTTAAGCGGTGTCGGCGGTGGCTGCGTAGCCGGGTTAAACATCCCCGGCATGGGGATGAGGTCTCCCTCGGTCACCGGGTTAACCACATCTCCAAACGTATCTTCAACCTGAAGATTACCGTAAGGGCTGTTACCGTAACCAGCAGGCTGACCAATTGAATCCAGATAGGGCATGGCTCACTTCCTTTTCGAAATGTTAATTCTGGCTTGGCGGGCGAGTCTCTTCGAGCGGGAGCGGCGGGGCTTAACCTTCCGGCTAACCGCCTCAATCCGATCCATCCACGCCTCATAGCGGTCGAGAATATTGTTAAGCTCGTACACGTCACTGAAGCGGCCAAGCTTCGCACGAGGGCTGCGAGCCTCGCCAGGATATGCGTCTGTTTCGAGGATTCTTGCAACCTCTTTTGGGGCACGCTCATCTGGGCTTGGTGTCCCTCTCATGTTTCGATTTAGGGTCTCAAGCTCGCTCCGAAGAGAGCTGTCGAGAGGCAGGTTCCGAGTAAGCTCGGTAATCTCCCGGTCCATCGAGGCAAGAGCCTCGCGAAACCGCTTGGGCTCCAGGCCACCCCGCTTACTCAAGGTCTCCTGTGGGGCCGCTCGCCCCGTCTCCACGTTCGGAAGAGACTCGAAGAGGGCCTCTGCATCCTGTGTCCGCTGGTTGGTGAACTCAGATCTTCGACCAATCCCCCGGTCGACGGAGAGCTGGTTGGCAATAACCCGAAGACGACGCACGCGCTCACGAACACCCTTGTCCCACTGCTGGGCACCCTTGCGAACAGACTCCGCTCGGCGGTCCGCTGCCTCAATCTGGCTTGCAAGTTCTGCCGGTGGAGAGATTCCAGCCAGCTCATAGGGCTTCATCCGCTCATCGAGGAACTGCTGGTGGGCAAGGGTGCGGCCCATCTCGCCCATAACCCCCTCTGGCCACCCCCCACCGGGAGATGCCTCCGGGGATGCGATGATATCGCCGCGATCTAAACCAAGACCCCGCTCTTTGGCCATCCCGGCCTCAACGTTGCCCAGCATACTGGGCAAGGGGGCCTCGGCAATACCCCTAAGCTGCTCAACTTCCTCCATTGAGACGTTCGGGTCGCCTATTAACTGGGCATAGAGCCGGTCTTTACCACTCAACTCGCTCATTCTGCCCGGAATTGGGGCTAAATCTAGGCCCATATCCGCCGGAGGGGCCCCAGCCTGCGCCGATAACGGTATAGCCGCCGCCTCTGGGGGCATTTCGGGGGCAACTGCCCCACCACCGCCAGCCATCGGGGCTCCCGCCGAGCCAGCCGGCTCACCCGTGGAGTCAACATACGGGTTGTCCATCCATTTCTTACGATCCCACCCGTAGTGGTGGTAATGGGGGTCTTTGACGCCCTTTTTGTATGCTGCGGAGATGCCAAACTCTCCACCAAACTCACCAAGCCACTGCGACTGCGGGCTGTTTGGGTCATCCCCGACAATAAAATCAACCCCCGTGTAGCCCCCTGCCTCCGTGTGTCTTCCTGTCGGATCGGCGGCCCACTTCGAGTACTCGGGATCTGTCGGCGGCAGGGCGTGTCGCCGCTGAAGCTCTGCTATTTCCTCTGGTGTTCTTGCCCCGGAAAGAGGCCCCGTAATATCAATCGGCACCCCCGCCATGCGGGCCCGGAGCTGCATCGCCTCAACGGCTTCTGCCATGTCTGGCGTAAACTTGGCCTGCTGGCCCTCAACAGCCGTGTCCAGATAAGCCCATTCTTGTGGGGTGGGTTTATCGGGATAAGCAAAGGGTCGATCATCCCCTCGTGGTATGTTCGGAAGTGAGGCCTGTCCCGCCCCGTACGCTGGCTGCGCTCCTGCCGGCGCGTCCGGCAGATCCGTTGTCCGATAAAGGAACTGGTCCTCCGGGCTCAAGTCGGAAAGCTTTCCGGGGATGGCGGCTAGCGCCTGATACGATTGCGAATCGGGCCCGTAAAGAGCCTCAAGCTGCTGCTGTGCTTCCCCCTCATAACCCTTACGCTCCTCATAGAGAGCGTAGTTACGGTCGCCCATCTCTTTCTGAAGCTCGGCGATGCTCTTGCCACCGGGCAACCCCCCTGCGCCTGGGGGCTGACCAAAGGCCGCCATGAACTCCTCTTGCTGTTTCCGTCTCGGAAGATCAACCATGTTGTGCTTAGACAGGGGGTGTTCCCAGTTAACATTCGGCAGGTATCCCTGGGCAGGATCGGGCAGCGCTTCGTAGTTTTGCCACCAAATTTCCTCAGGTGTTCCTTGCTGACCGCCCAACTGGGCTCCGCCCGGAATAGCGGGCTGCGCAAGTCCGTAAGCGCCAAGGTAATCCGGGTACTGCGTAGGGTCCGACCCAGAGTAATCCGGCATCATTGCCTGCGCCTCCTGGTACCGATCCGAAACCGCCCCAGCCTCCTGGCCCAGGTTAACCAAGGGCTGCACCTCTCCTAGCGGGGTGTGCATGTCGGCCATCTCGGCCATAATATGCTCGTCGCTTCTCGGCGCCGCATACGCCTGCGCAGTCATGTCTCGAATCTGGGCGTAATCCTGGGGTGCAATGTTCGGGGGAAGGGACTCGTCCGGCCCACGGGCCTGCATCTCCGGGTACTGATTGAACTGCATGGCTTCGAGCTGCTGCTGCAAGCCCGCCTGTTGAGCCGGTGGCATCTGCGGCATCTGCGGAGCCGGCTCCTGTGGCCGCTCACCCATGCCGTATTGCCAGGGGTACTTCTCCATGTGAGCGAGGCGGTCAACCGCAAGGTGGCTTGGGGATTCCCCTGCGGGCCATGTGTAATGGAGCCGTGGGGATTTTTCGTCAGACCACCAGGTCTGGTCTTCCAGCCACGGGCCGGAAACAGCTCCCTCGAACTGGGGCTCTATCGGGGGTGGGCCCTGATACGGAATCGGCCAGGAGCCATCAACACCGTAGCTCGCTTGGGTTGGCGGCTGCCAGGGCTGCTCTTTCCACGGTTCTGCCTCCAAGTCGCGCCGGGCCTGAAGAGCTTGGTCCGTGGTAAAGGGCGGGACCTCAAACCCCTTAAAACCCGGGGTCCCGTACTGGTCCGGGTAAGCCATCATATGGGCAAGCCGCTTCATCTGGATGTCGGCCGGCGACCCAGGTCGCGTCCCCCTATATTGCTCAAACGGGTCGTATGCCATCTCGTTCTCCTAGACTAGTTCGTAATCGCGCATGTCGATCATGCTGCCCCCCTCAGTCCTGACGAACTGGGGCTCATCGAGCTGCTCTACCATCTCTTGCTCTTGACGCAGTGCGTCCTTGAGCATCTCAATCCTGACGTCGGTCTCTTTTTCGAGGGCCTTTGCTTCGGCAGCCTCGTGTGCATTCTGCGCCTTCAGGTGAATCATCGCATTGTTGATGATTCCCACATGGTCGCGGTGCATTTCCCTGAGGGTGTTCTGGGTTTTGAACATGAAGCCCACGGCGAGCATCATCGTCGCCATCAGTCCGCCCGCAAGAATCATTAGCTCCGATTCCATGCCCCCTCCTAGTTCATGTCAAAAGGATCTATCTTCGTGTTGCTACGAATGTCCTTGTGGATCTTCAACCACTCTCGGTCGTACTGCCCTTCAATGTCGGGCGGCTCAACTTCCTGAGAGAAGTCCAATGTCTGTGATGATAACGCTACGGAAGCTCCGATGACAAGCGACATTACCCGGTCATCATGCGAGCCACCAACCCCCCGGAACCGAGTGGTGAGGCCCGACTGAGTGCGCTCCTGCTCAAACGCCACCATCTCGCTAATCGTTGCCTCGCACCATATGTCAATTGCTCGGTCGTTCACGAACTGTTGCAGAGCTGCAACCATGAATGGTTTGGTTCTGATGTTGGTCTCAACACCATACCGGCTGTCCATACTGTGCTCCGCCTGCGCGTGGTTCGTTTCATCACGGAACATGTTCCAGTAACAGAAGTCTTGACGCATGCGAAGCATAACAGCCTCGCCATAACCACCCGTCAGCTCGATGACAGCCAGGGCACTGTTGTACCAGACTGCGAGCTTAAACACTTCCTCGGCATACATCAGCGGATTGATCCAGCCATGCCACTGAGCAACTAGCGATAATGTTGGGGAAAACTGAGTACCGCTAACCTTGAGCACAGAGGCACAGCTGGCGTCTCCACCAGCTAATCCCTTAGCGGTGTCAACGGAGACGATGTACTGCTGGCCCAGCTCGGGAGGTTGCCAGACGCGAAGCGGTCCATCGCCACATTCATGATACCCGAACCTCGTTGCGTCTACCACCTCCGTGATCAGGGTGTCGCTCTCAACCCGGAGGCTCCCTCGCCGGGGGTCCTTCGAGTCCTTGCGCATCTCAGCCAGCACCCGCCGGTTGAACACAGGATTCTTTGCGAGAGGAGCAGGCCGCCCATACACGCGGGACTCTATCTCAAACTCGTCCATGATCTTCATAGACATCCGAATCCGCTCGTGCGGAACCAACCCGGCCTCGAACTGGTCAATCTCGTGCAGGCTGACAAACGGCGCACTCTCCGAGTCTTCCGGGCTCACGCGGTTGGCAGGCGGTCCCTCTAGAAATATTTTTGTCAGACGTCGGTGCTCCCACGCATCATGACCATGGAGGGGCGTGCCCGTCACAACCAAACAAGAAGAGCGACCCGCAGTCTGCAAGCGCTGGATACTCTCGTTGAAGAAGTCCTCACCGATGTGCTCATCAAAGTGCCCCAGGATATACGCCCCGCCCTGCAACACCTCCCAGCCCTCCGTGTCAGAGAAGAGCCGGATAGTGCTCTTGGTGTGGGGGCATGTGGTGGCTTTGCCGCTATTCGCGCACCGGGGACAAGCTATCTGAATCTCGTGTCTGCGCTCGTCGTACCTGTGGAGCCATTTCCCCCCCTGGGGAAACATGGGGCTCAATGGGTTCCCTTGCTCCCCCGTTAGGAATTTCTTCTCGAAAACACTGGGACAGTATTTTGAGAAGTTCACACCTACGATGAATGTACTGTGTGGGCCTGTGGGGAAGTATCTCCACTTGTGCTGCTCTGTGGTGACGAAGTAGTGCTCGGCGTAGCCGGACTGAGTCTTAGACGTTCGGTTACCAGCCCTGAAGTATCTGATGAACGCATTGGAGCCGTGGAAGTCCACTGCCGCCCTGTTGGCTGGGCGGTAGAGCATCATCGGGTCCGCAGCCACGATTCTCTCGAAATTGTCGTATAAGCCGCGAAACCGCTGCGCCCAGTCCATGAGCCAGGGAGTCTCGTCTTTCTTCCTCTGAGGCCAATCTCGGACGCACTCGGATACTTTCTCGGCATAACCGAAGAAGTTCTCGACCGTCAGCTGTCCTGGCTCCAGATCTGCCATCTTCAGTATCTGGTCAGCGCGTGCCAGTACTTCGCGGTCATCCATCTCAGGTGCCGATGATGAACACTTCGCACTCACAAGCCGCAGTGTTGGCGGTAAGTATGAGACTGTTGGCTGCGGTAAAGTCAGTAGTCACGATGAGACCGCCAGCCGCTATTCGGAGCTGGTTGTCTTTCACGGCTGAGCCGTCGTACTCTGCGCTTCGCCATGTGGCCTTGACGTAGTTGGTGGTGTCGTTGTTCTTGATGACCAAGGCCGTGACAGAAGCCAGGTGACTAGTGATCACCGGGGTCCCGCCAGTGTCTGCCTGGACCTCAACATGTATGTACTCGTCGGGCGTGAGAGTGTAGGCCTCGGGGGCCATCGTTGCCTTCGGGCTAGAGTAGTCCGAGTTCTTCGAGTACACAGCCTTCAGGTAGAGCTTCGCGTAGTCTGCCATCAGTCCCTCTCCTCATTCTGTTCTTGCAGCTCCTTGAGCAAGGCAAGCACAGGGTCATAGATCTTCTTCGCAAGCTCAACTTGCTTTCTGTCGTCGTCCTTTGCCGAAGTCGAGGATATGCTCAAGTGTGTCTCCCTCCACTGTTGGCACCATATCATCCGCTCGCTGCTTGTTCGACAACAATCCACAGATGCGTGCCTCCAGCTCTATATATCTCAGGAGGTCTTTGCTGGCCTCGATGGAACCAACCCGTACCCCCTCCAGGTATGCCTTCACGCTCTCAGCCCGGTCACCGTCAGAACGGTTTGGCAACGCCCGGACATCCACCACCCTCCACCCACGGTCATCACGCAGCCAGTCAGTCACCACCCTCGGCAGACCCTCGTTCACATAGAGAGCCTTGGGCCGCTCCTCCTCGGGAGCAGGGGGCCACTTTCTCCATTTATCCAGTCCGTCACTCATAACGTTAGCCTCACGTTACCCCTGAGTTATGGTCAGAAAAGGGGTAGATCTAGGATTCCTGTCAAGCATATTCAACTGGAGACGGTCTAGCAATAACAAGGACTTATAAAATAGATTTGACAGGCGTGCATTTGTGGCCCTAGTCTCTTATTAGCCCTGTGATACGGGGTATCCCTAAAGAGCATCGGTTGACAACAAAGAGAAACAACAACAGTTCTCCTCTCCTCTCCTCTCAAAGTGTTTCAAACGGTTTCGTGTTCAAAGGGGTGTTATTCCCACCTGGGACCCAAGGACCCACCCTTCCCTACACGTACCCCCAGCCCCCACCCAGACCCACACCCCCCCAGGCCAGGTGCCTCAGTCCCAAAACGATACAGTGTCTCATTATGGGATACGGTAGTCTCAAAGTGAGACATGTGTATCATTGTGGGATTTAGGGGCATCGAGGCTTTTACCCCATACACACTCCGCACGTATTGTCAAGCCCTACCCTACGAATACACCCCAGAAACCCAGTGTTTCCGCGAAAGTACATAAACCCAAGAAACCGCACAATGCGTGCTCTTTAGGGGTTACAGGGTATGCACTATCTGTCATACTTGACCTGTAGTTCGGATTTGTTGACGCGGGCTACGGGTTGAAAGCGCTTTGTACGTCTTGT